TCCGTGTTCTAGCAGGCGCGGAATGGCCTTGCCGCTAGTTTAACTTTGCGCCCAAGATGGAACTGCGCCGCTATTTTGCGCAGGTGCTTGTGGAGTGACATTCTGAGCAACAGATGTTTGCTGCATTGGAATGCTACCTTGGGGCAGGAATTCGCTGTTGTTCGGCGTAAGAGCGGCCATCAGTTGATTACTGTCTTTATAACCGTTCGTGCCCTTCTTAACGCCAATCTTTGCACAAATCTCCATGCCGCTCAAGTCCATCATTCCGCTAATATTACGGTTTTGCTGGGCCTGTGGCGTCATGTCCGCAGGATCAATGTTACGTGCGCTTTCGACGATTGACTTCAAAGCGCGTAGGCCAATTTCTTTTGCCAACGGCATACCGCTTGGGCCAATCTTGTCGCCATCAACAAAGATGCTGTGCCAGAACTTGCGACGATCAAACTCACCACCGATGATGGTGAACTCAAGGTTCATCCATTTAGCTGCTGTGCTTGCGGAACGCTTGAACCACTGTCCTTGGCCGAACTCAGGAAGTTCGATGTCACCCATCTGAGCGAGGACAACTGCGCGAGCGACTGTGCCGTTCGGGATCAAGCTGAACTCTTGGTTCTGTGGGTTTTCGTCTACGGGTACATTATTAAAATTAAGCATTATGCTTCTCCTTCGCTAGAAGTTTGAGTTGTAGGATCGACAAACGTAAGGTCGCTGTCGGTTAATGGTGAGCCGTTGTTCATCTTTTCAATCAACTTGCCAAGATGCGGCTCTTCGAGAACGTCAAGTCTGCCAGAACGGTCTTTGGCTGGGTAGCCCCATTCGTTCAGAGGTTGACATACAAAGGCACGATATTGTCCGTGATCACCTGTCAGGACGGCCATCGTGATTACTTCGTCTACAATACCGGGCAATTCACGTCCAGTCTTTGCACCTTCGATCTGCATATTGTATTGTTTGCGGCCATAATCATCAGTGACCTCATCCAAGATGCCAACAAAGATTACGTTCTTTGACCGGATGTGTTGGATGTGTGTGAGCCAAGACATCATTTCGCGTCCGTGCATTCCATAGACAGCGCGAGTATCAACCTTGCCAGACCGCTCAGAGCGCGTCTCAGGCTGTTGTAAGCACCACTGAAAGCACAAACGTCCTGCCACGGTAATTGAGTCCACAAACAACGTATCATACTTGCTCCACACGTCTGAGGAATCGCCGTACATCGCAGCCACATAATCGTAATGTGATTGACCGTATGGTTGATCCTCTGACAGTGACGGGTTAGCGCCACCTAAGAAGCAAGCAAGGTCACGGCATTCTACCCATGTGCGAGGACGCACAACGTCGATAGGATGCCCTTCGATTGCTGTGTCGCCAGCTTCCAAGTCCATGAATAGGGTGGTTGATGGGTTAAGAGTACGAGCAAGTGTGGTTTTACCCACACCGCTTGCACCACATACGACGATCTTGTGGCCTTTCTTTTCAGCAAGGCGTTGATCGGCTGTGATAATCTGTAGAGCCATTACTCTAACTCCTCTACTTTGACAGAGCCGACTTCTACTGTACGGCAATCTTGCAACTCGTTCCTGATAGCAGGGGGAGCCGCTGTGAATTTGCGCTCTTCCACAGCAAACGTCAGCTTGCCATAGTGTTGAGCGTCTTCTGGAGACATTGTATTTAATACGTCACGCAGCATGTCTTGGTCCCATGAGACCTTCTTGCCTACAGTGACCTTGAGCCGTTGATTGCCTTCTACGATCTGGGCAGTACCAAAGTCTTTGCCGTTTGACCGCAGCACATCTTTTGCCAATGGCAAGAATGTATCTGACAGTTGCTCTTCCACGTCCTTGAGTTCGATACGAAGTCCGCTGATAACGTCCTTTAACTCGTCTCGACGCTCGAATAATTCACGACTGTTCATGTCGTTTCCTTTCCGCTTGTTGCTAGAGTCCCAACTATAACCATATGGTGTGGGGTCTTGTCAAGAGCCTTTTTTGGAAAGTAGAATATCTATGCCGAGACAAGCCTTCATCAGCTTCTTTTTCAGCTTAAACTCAGGCGTCTCAACGCCCTTGGCATCATCGACTATATAATGCCACACGCCATCTTTGTCTTCTTTGTTGTAGCAGAAGTCAGCAATGTAGGCGCATATCTTCTGGTCATTAACCATTAGGTTGAACCGAACTTGAAGCTCAAGGTCTTTGATTGTTCCGGCACGTTCGAGGGACTTTAGGTATAAGTACCGCTCGCCTTCCCATTTGGAATCGAACTTGATTCCTTGTATGGTTACTTTTTTATTTCCGTACTTGGGTCTTGACCCACGCAGCTTGGGATTATATACACTAGGGAAAGTCATTTATGGGAAGGAACCTCCATGCCAAACCCCGGAAAATACAAGTCCGTAGGCGTTTCGATAGACGCATATGATAAGCTGGTAGCTATTGCGGATCACGAGGATCGTGCGATTGGTCGTCAGCTTGCGCGTATGATCGAAGAAACATACGAGAACATTCAGGATAGTGTCAAGCCTGCCTATACGATCCCCGCAGCCGCAGGGATCGGTGGACTAGCTTCGGTCATTGAAGACTAGAGAAGTCCAGCGTTTCCTAGACCACCAAGTAATGTAGAGGCGATATACGGATTGGACTTTGCGCGTTCGCGCAGGTCCATTTGACGCCTCAAGAACTGTTGGTTGGGGTCTGCCTCGGTTGAGAACCTTGCTTCAGGCATGTCTTCAGAGAACGAAGGCATTGATACTTCTGGAACACTTGTTCGGGTTGATTGAGGAGCAATGCCACGAGCTTCTTGATCCGCCAGTAACGCTCTCGCGCCACCTTGACGAATTGCTGTCTTGCCGCGATTTGCTGCTTGCAACCCTGCGACTAAACCCTGTCCAGCACCAGTTGCCCTTTCTGTAAGTGAAGCTCCAGAGCCTGTTGCTTGAGCGAACGACTCGTTTAAAGCCTGTGACAAACTTTGCGCTGTTGCTTGTGGACTTGTGCGTCCAGCTTTCATTGCAATAGCCGCTCTTAGAGTTTGTGGGTTATTAAGCATGTAGTTTAGTGCTTTAAACCTCATGCCTTTTTTGAAGTTTACAGCAGGGTTTGTTACCATACCTGTGCGGATAGCATCAGCAGCAAGAGAGCCTGCGCCCTTCTTCCCAGTGTCACTTAACAATACAAGCATTTCTGACAGTTCTCTAATATCATCAACCGCTTGCTTTCCAAGAACTTTGTTTAGCATGTCTGGTTTGTAAGCCTCTAACGCTTTTCGAAGTGAAGAAGCAGCGGCCTCATTAACAAAAATGTCTTCATCTACAGAACCAAGAATATCACTTATAATTGTTCGCTTTATAGTTTCTTTCGCTGCATCGTTTCCATTGAAGAACCCCATAACTCTGTCCATTTGAGAAGCGGAGGTATTGCGGCTTAAAAGAAGACTTGCAGCTTCCTCTGGAGCTATTGTTCCATCGGCTAAGTTTTTAAGAGCTTTTGTCGATAGAGCCTTATCAAGACCTATCTGAGCATCTTGTACGCTTTTCAAAGTCTGAACAATATTATCACTTGGATTTTGAGCGATAATTCTCTGCATAATCTGATCGTCAATTTTCTTAACGCCGTTATATGACAGAGCCTTAGAAAGACTTTGAACTTCACCCCATTGATCGCCAAACAACAGCTTGCCAGACTTCCCTAGCTTTTTGATCTTGTTGTTAAACTGAACCCCATTGAATGCCAAAGGGTCGCCAAAGTCCTTGTTTGCAACTAAAAGAGCATCGTCAAGGTAGCTTTTAGCCAAGGTTTGACGCAATTCTTCACGACTTATTTGTGATACAGAACTTTCAGTAGAGTTCAAAACCGCTGCTATTCTTTTGGGACTATCTGTAATCCTGTCGAAAAGTTTACCCGCTGTGAGTTTTACGGTCGCGCCAGATTCGGCCAAGTTTCTAATGATACCTAAAGTTTCCAACTCATTGAATAACTTTATTTCAGAGCGATAAGACGCGCGAGCATCCAGCAATTGACCCATTGCTTTCTTAACTGTTTTAGCGTTTTGCGCTCCACCCACACCTGTAAGTTTAAGTCCTCCAGACTTATAGTTACTGGGGTCCATCACACGATCAATGTCACCCTTCAGCACATTCAGCAGCCTGCGAGGCGTGGTATCCTTAATGCCCAATGCTGGGTTCATC